TAGCTCCGTAGAGTGGTGCAAACGTGTGTGCTTTCGCATCTTGACGAGAAGTCGGTTGACCTGCATCTGTAATAACTTTAGACGTATACGAGTGAACATCAAACCCGGTTGAAACTTCATCCATTGCCACCTTATCTTGTGATAAATATGCCGCAGCTCGAAACTCTAGCTGTGCAAAATCAGCTTCAAGTATCTTGCCACCTTTCCAACGTGATACAAATACCTTCTTAACAGGAAACGTACCACCTCTAGGCATATTCTGCATATTAGGGTCAGCACCACTGAATCTACCTGTGGCTGTTCTGTGTTGTAATAATCTCACATGAAGCTTACCATCAGTTTTAACGTGTGCTTTTATACCCTCTACAAAAGAACTTAGATATGAATCTAAAGCTGATAAACGTTTCACATCTGTCAAAAAGTTGACAGCATCTGTCATGTTATTACGTTTAGCCATACCTTGTAGTATATCTAAGTTAGACTTTGAAACACCAAAACCATTAGCTGATATCCATTTAGAGTTTGGTGCTTTAAACTTTAAACCTGCTACTAATCCAAGAGGTTGAAGATTATAACCATTACCACCACAGTCAAGGTGCTTAGTGGTATTTGCGTAAGGAGTTCCATTCTTTCTTACCTTTCTTATTTGTCCTGCACCATTACAACCTCTACAGGACACAGCTTTTGTTTTAAATACAATGCTTGAGTTCTTGGATACAACCTCATTGAAGTGAGACTTATCCATGTACGGAGTAAAAGCATTAGACCACATTGTTTTATCGTGTGGTTTTCTACTATATATAACCCAAGACATCTGCTCTGGACTATTTAAATTAATAGGTGTGTCACCCATTAGATTTCTAATCTGAACCTGTAGTCTTTTCTCTATCTCTAACTTCTCAGACTCAAACTGAAACCTAACTTCTTCTAGCTTATCTTCATCCACAGCAAACCCTGTGTTATATATGTGAGCAAGGGTGACACATACTCTATTAGTTAATACAACACATTCCATTAAGTTATGGTCTGTAGTCAACAGCCTTCTATATATTCTATCTGCTAACTGCTGTGTTGCATGTAAGTCTGCTGATAAGTACGAAGACAATTCTTCAGGTGGTATTTCGTCAACACCAATACCTTGCTTGAAGTATTCCTTCAAGGTGTCCTGCTTCCTTGTATCTAACTCATACCTTTCAGCACAAGCTTCTAGTGACAATGGTTCTTTCTGTCCACGTTGCAAGACATATTCGCCTAGCATTGTATCAAAGACAGGACCATCATACTTGAAGCCACACTCCCATAGCCACATTAAATCATATGCTATGTTGTGTCCTATTAATATAGTAGCTTCATCCAAGTGTGCTTGTACACCACTGAAGTCATCTCTATATAAATATTCTTCTCCTTTATCTGTCAAACATCCAACCATGACAAGCTTATTGTCAGGCTCAAATGGGTCTAGATACATCTTACCATCACGTTTGGTGACAGTGTTTTCTACATCTATTGTAAGTTTCATATCTACTCCTCTATGCTGTGAATCTAGCTATTCTGTAATCAAGATTACAATTAATCATACCATGCCACCCTGTTACTTTATTCTTAACAACATTAAGATGCCTTAAAGTTGATTGTTCGTCAACCCCTTCTACCTGTGCAGGTTGTCCAATCAATATCATTAGGTCTGCTTCAGCAGCTTTACCTGTACGTGAGCCTTCCATCATAGCTTGATTAAGGACTTGCCTACCTTCTGCTTCAGCATTTAGCTGAGACATATAGAATACAGCACAATCATATGTCTTGGCTATCTGCCTAGCATATATAGCATTAGCTTTTAGTTGTTCGTCTTGTCTACTGTAAGTACCTGAAGCAAACTTATCTCCCATGTCAAGTACAACTATGTCAGGTCTTTCTGACTTACACATAGTCTCAACCCATGACATGTCTTCACCACTAACATCTTTAATCTTTACGTTCTTAGTTACCTCTTGATATATACGTTTAGCTTCCTGCATATTAGCTTGAATCTTTTCCTTTGGGAAACCTGTAGATGCTTGTATATATCTATAAGCAACTCTGTCATATGACTCCTCATTACAGAGGACTGCACACTTAGCTCCCTGCCTAGCCATACCTCCAGGTCCTACCAACATAGATGCATGAAATGAAGTCTTACCTGTATTAGGTCTAGCACCTATCTCAACAAGGTATCCTGCATTTACACCTTCTACCTTACGTGCCATCTCAGGTATGTTAAAAGTCCACTTCATCTGTACTGATTGTTTAGCCATGATAGCATCAAATGATATATCATCCCACTCAATCTTTGCTTCAGGTAAGAAGTTATCATTATACTTTTCTAGTAAATCACGTAATGGTCTAAGACTCTTCTCTGTACCATTAACATAATCAAACCCTAGATTAGCTATGTCTTCGCCTATTACTTGTTGAAATAGCTTAGACAAAACATCCTGTGCTACATCAGTACCCATAGGCTGTTCACGTTTTACTGTGTTAAACAACGCACTATAACCTTGCTTCTGTGCTGTGGTCATAGATGGATTGTTAGCCATAAACAATGCTTCAACCTCATCAGGTGTCACATCTCGTTTATATTTATTCATCGCATAATCAATAGTATGCTTTAGTTTTCTTGCATCTTTACTGAACAATCTATCAGGACACTTAGAGCCACGATGGTCTGTGTAAAAGTCTTTGTTCATTAAGCTACGTAGTAGGGATAGTTCCATATTGGTTCTCCTTTGGGGTTAAGTTAATTAAGTTTTTTATATCGTCTTTCCTCTTATACTTCAAATCATCTTGCAATCTTAGCACCTTAACATCATTTACGTAGGCTCTCAGTTCCTTCGCAAATGCCATAGTCTTGGGTAGAGCATCAGGGTCTAGTGCTATTATTGCTGTCGAGAATTGTGAAAGATACCTCTTGTGAGATTCGGATAATGACGTACCCAATACTGCTACCCCAACATATACTTCACTATCTAAGACTGAAGCACTCACACAATCCTCAACAACTACTGCGACCTTACCATGTCCTGAGACAAAAGGCAAGTCACTTTTTCCATAACGTTTCCATTTAGGTATTCTTTTTCCTAGTGCCCTGCCATTGGCATCCACAACTCTGCCTTCATGTATAACAGGGAACACAACTCTATGTTCTTTTACATCATACATTAGCTTGGCATTAGGTATATCATAATAACTTTCCCTAGTGTAAGGTACTATATATTCAGGCATTACGAAGGGTTCATTATTATTTTGTATAACTTGTTTATGTTTCTTTATATCATTAATAGATAATGCTACACGTTTAGAACCTGATAGTTGACAAGAAGATTTATAACAGTTCCATAGCATCTGACCCATGTTATTAGTAACAGTAAATGTTTTATAGCCATTGCACGAAGGGCAGTTAAGCCTTTTACTTTCACCTAAACTTATATCTAGGTCATTAATGTACATATTTATATTCATATATCACTCTCCTTGTCGGCATTAACTGCTTGTACCATGGCTTTTTCGTAATGTCAAGGCACTTTCTGCACTAGCATAAGTATTTTTCATGTATGGTTTAACAGATTGTGGGTTAGCATGACCTGTAACTGACATAATCTGACCCATGGATACACCTGCTTCCACCATTTCAGTTGTTCCTGTACGTCTTAAGTCTGAAATACGTAGTGTATCAGGTAGATTAGCTAACTCCATTACTCTACGTGCTACTTTTGATAGCCTTTGCATAGTGTATGGTGCATACTTACCTCTCTTTGCAGTAGGATAAGGTGCAACATAAGACTGAAAGTCATAATCTTTTGCCTGTTGTTTAAGCATTTCCAATAAGTCAAGTGAAATTGGTAGGTGAACTACACTTCTTCTCTTGGACTGTTGCAAATTTAGCACACTTTTATCAAAGTCAATGCTAGAAAACTGCAACATTCTCATATCGCCCACCCTCTGACACCATTCGTAAGCCATTTGTACTATCAATCCTATGTTTCTGTACTTAAAATCATCATAAGCTGCATCTAAAAACTGTACTACCTGCTCCTTTGTCCACACAGTATTCCTAGCATGAGGTGTTTTTCTTTTGTATGTAGAAAATGGGTTGCTTTCAGCATAACCCATCTCCATTCCAAATGAATACACCTTACGTGCCACAGATGTGATAGCATTAGCTTGATATATTCCACGACCAAGCCATTGTTCATAAGCTCTTCGAGCTTTTGCTCCTGTCATTTTACTTATCTTTACACTTGACAAAGTGTTTCCATCTACTTCAGTAGCCAATAAAACTCCTGCACAATATTGATAATCGTGTTTAGTTTTATCAGCTAACACCTTGAAATCATTAGATAAATAATACTTATCTACTAAATTATTTAGTTGCATTAATATAACCTTTCATAAACTTCAAAGCTAAACTCTTGGCAAAATTCTTCTACTGTATCTAGCTTAGGTTTCATTTTATTTTCATAAGTAATATTATTTTTTAGAAATCGTAGCATATTTTCTAACGAATGAAACTCCCTATAGTCATAGTCAGTATACATTACATCTCCTATACCATCAGGTCTAAAGTCTTCAACATCAAACTCACTTCTAAGTATATATTTTTTCTTATATGGTTTTATATAAGTTGAAGTCACACCCCTAGGGCTACGTCTCCATTGCATGTAGTCGTGTAACCAATATACTTTACCCATAATAAACCAAGGTAAATCCCATTCATCTGCCATCTCATATAAATTTCTTAGCCAATTTTTAGGATTCTCAAGTCTTTTCTTTTCATCATCCCAAAAGATATCATACCAACACCAATGTTCTATGTCTCCATTTTTATCATATATAGGCATACTATTTCTCCTTTATAAACAATCACAAAATGTGTTAGTGATAGCCATGCCTATGACGTAAAATATATACAACACAACCATGCCTATCAAAAAATTACCTAGTAAAAACAATAACTTATTTAACATCTACATAAACTCTTATGTGAGATGACTCATTCAAACCTTGACCCCAATAGGTAGCACCTGTACCTTTGAGTTCTTCCTTGATGTGTTGCCCTCGCACTCTCATCTTGTATGAGTCTTTGTTAAGATACTTCTTCATAGTGTCAACAAACTCTTGACCATCTGTGTCGTTAGGTATCTCGCTGAATACATAGTTGCAACC